GAAAGCATCTTCCTGTTTAGACTTCTGGAGAAGGGTAAATTCTCCTTGAATCTCGGAGGGAATCAGACTCTAGGAGCGATCACGCTCGGATACAAAACGAAGATCCCGATAGTCATTCACTCAGGACTCACGAAGGACTGGGAGACATTCTTCAAGAAAGGATGGCCCGGAATCTTTTTAGGCTTTGAAATACGCTTTTGACCACCTCCTTTCTCCACAGGCCCCCAGAAATGGGGGCTTTTTTGTTGCTTATTGTATGTATCTATTCGTTACTTATGCTTTACTCTATCGTTATTGTAGCTATCAATCTATCATGATATACTTTAGACAAGGAAGCACAAAGAGGAGGGGTAAAAATGATAGAGAGAAAGCATGTAGACGATATTCTGAAGGCTGACGAACACCTAAGCGATTATGGAATTCATCACGAGTACATCCCACCAAAGGTCGAAGAAGTCGAAGAAACCGTCTTTGATTGGATCGGGTGCAAGGGAAGCATCATGTTTCTCGACAGAGCAAAAATCAACTTTCTCAGGAACAGCAACGACAAGGCCATTGCAGACGAAATCAACAAGAGAACCGACAACGGCGAAAACATCGGAACGGTTATCGCAGAGATTATGGGGAGGGCCTGAAAATGGCCCAACTCAACTTCAGACTCTCAGATGAACTGGCAAAGCAATACAAAGTCTGGCTCGCAAAGAATGAAAGAACAATGAAGGAACATCTTGAAGAGACAATACTGGCGGAGGTGTGGAGAATGAGATTCAATGAGAGAGCAAAGGAAGAACTGTTGGACGTAGTCCTTTATGAAGAAGAACTTGAGACGGTTGAAAATCTGAAAGCCGAGTCGTGGTTCCAGGGAAGATTCAAGCAAGCTCCGAACTCTCCAGAGTGGTGCTCCAGGTTCTATGAAATCACGAAAAGCGGAAGCGTAAACCGCTGGGAGAAGGAAGAGATTCCGGCAAGCGGTTCATTCGTTCTCGAAGTCACCATCGACGAAGCCAAGAACAGAGGGTTCAGACTGTTTTTCCAGGAGGGGAAGAAAATGGCAACTAGAGATTTCATCCAGAAGAAGCTTTTCAAGTCGATTTGCGAAGAGAGAAAGAACTGGGATAACGAAGACCTTGAACCCGCCATCGTGGCGGTGCTTGACAGGGAAGACAACTGGGTACTGGCCTATGAACTAATCCCCGAAACATGGCTGGACGAGAACAGGGAAGAAATCGAAGGCTACGTTGATACCTACGGCGATGCAGACAGTTTCGACAGATGGGCAGTTATTCTCTGGCTGTTCTCGGAGTTCGGCGAAGAGTACACCACGCTCTAGTCCAATTCAGAATCATCAGGCAGCTTCGGCTGCCTTTTTCTTTTGTTGTACTCTCGCATATATTCTCGATTCTTTTTGAGAAAGGCTTCTTTGTCTTCTGTTTTCTCCCGTAGCTGGCTTCTCATAGCAAAGTATGTATGAATTACGCGATACAGTTCCGGATTCTCGGCTTTCAGTCTTTTCTCTCGCTCGCGTGTCTTTGCCTTGACTTTCTCTTTATTCTCCTGATACCACTTGCGGACACACTTGCGCCTGCGTTCGAGACGGCACTCTGGGCATATCCATATGCGGAATCGCTCCGACATCTCGGAGATATGTAGAATCTTCCCACAGTCTTCACATGCACCATATTCTTGTCTGTATTTTGAGTATCTAGCCATGAGATGATTATACACTTAAGAAGAAGGCCTTCGACTGCTGGTAACAGTGAAGGCCGGTTCAATGATGGTGGTTAGTTAGTGAAAAGCTAGTATGATTCATCTTTATTATATCACTTTGACATCAGAACTTGACCCACGAATATTTAGAGCTTAGAACTTCGTGGGTTAATTTTCAATCCATCTATCCACCAAAGAAGTTTACACACTCCCCACAAACTCTGCTCAGGATCGCCCAGATTGAGACTTTTTACCCCAAAACGTATAAACACACATTCCACTGAAAATCTTTCAATCTGGGTCATCCTGAAGGGAAATTCCGTTAAAAGTTCGGTTGTTAACATAAAAGTTAACCCGATTCCAAGATTGACTCAGAATCGGGTTTAGATATATGTGTCCGTGGATAACTAGGTGGTCAGGAAGTCCTGACACCCCCTGCCCACGGACTAGAGAAAGAGGATCTTCCTCGGTTGGAAGATCGAGTGTACTTCGAGGACACGAGGTTGATCCCAGACAACTTTCACATACGAGAGAGTGAAGTCGATGAGATCCCTCCTGGTCTGGGAAGATTCCGACTCGGCAAAGATCCGGAAGAACTCTTCAACCTGTTCGGTATCGACCTTCAGATACTTCACCTGCTGAAGCCTCAGCTTCGTCATTTCGTTGTGAAGCGTTTCCTTCTCTCTCTCGAGTTCGGAAAGACGATTGAGAAGCGTCTGGGAATACGTACCCGACTCGATAGCTTTCGTGATGTTTCGGATAGACATTTCCAGTTGCTTCATCTCTTCCGCTATCTTCTCACCTCTACCCTTCTGGGCCTTCACGTCCATCTTCTCGTTGATCGACTTCGTAATGCTGTCTATATCTACATGCTGGATCTGCTCTTTCAGAAAGTCGAGAACATACTTCTCGATCTTATCTCTTCCCACCTTGAGATATTTTCCCTTCTTTCTTCTGCAATTCTGGCAGAGATATGAACCCCCCTGATTCTTCTTGCCTCCGTATGAACTTCCCACAAGAGGATAGCCACACTCTCCGCATTTCAGCTTCCCACTCAAAAGATACTGAAGCTTCGGCTGCCTCTGAACTCCCGGCACTTTCTGAACCTTCTTCCAGAGATCTGGCGGAACGATAGCCAGGTCCGACATATTGACTCTCACTATTTCTTCCTGATAGTAGTTGAACCTTCCCTTCTTTCTCCTGTCATTGAAGATGTATATTCCCATATATTTCTCATTTGATAGGATCCAGTCGATAGAAGCGTTTGTGAAAGCCTTACCTCTTCGAGTCTTCCATCCGAGTTGGTTCACATATCGAGCTATTTCCATTATGGAAACACCTCCGGCTCGCATCTCGAAAATCTTCCGGACCACCTTTGCCTCTTTTTCGTCGACCTGAAAGCCCCAGTCCTGATCGTTTATCTTTACTTTCTCGTATCCGAAAGGAACAATTCCCCCTAAGTATCTTCCCTTCTTCGCCTTCGTTATCATCCCCCTCATCGAATCTCTCGCCAGTTTCGCGGCGAAGTATTCGGCTATCATTTCCTGGTTTCCTTCTATCAGAATGTTTTCGGGGCCTTCTACGGAAGGTTCCGAGACAGAGATGACTTTGATTCCGTACTCGTTCAGGAGTTCTTTGTATTTGCGAGCATCTAGGCGAGAACGGGCAAACCTGTCAGTGCTCCAGACGATCACATAGTCAAACTTCGCTTCCATCGCGTCTTGAATGAGCTTCTGGAAGTCGAGTCTCTTCTCAATGAGGAAAGCCGAGATCCCGCGGTCGACATATTGCTTCACGATCTCGAAGCCGTTCTTCTGGCAGTATTCAAGCATTCGTTCCGTTTGGCCTTCCACGGAAAGCTCCGTTTGATGTTGACTGGAGTACCGCGAATATATCGCGGCTCGTTTCCTTTTGAATGGCAACTATTTTCCAATCCTTTCCAGCATGTAGCCTACTCTTCCGACTACCTTTGTGTATCTGTGAAGGCCGTTCGGGTTGACGACTACGCAGTTCCGGAGATTAAGTACTCCTGGGACGGGCCCTTCTTCCCCTTCGACGATAACCAGATCTCCATCGAGAGGATCCCCGCTAGATACGTAAAGGAGATCCCCCGAACGATACCAGGGGCAAAAGTCGTGGTCCGCGACGAGAACAGCCGACGCGTCAAGAGAGGCAGCGACGAATGATTCGCCTCTTTCGTTCAGTATCGGTATTGCTTTGACCATCCGCAGTTGCTCGGGGCTCAGATCGCTGGTATAGAGATCCTCGAAAGCGACACCGAGGAGTTCCGCTATTGCCTTCGCGTTCGTTGGTGAGGGCTCGAAGACGTTCGCCTCCCACCTGCTGGCCGTCGCCTCTGTGACCTGGAGTTTTTCTGCCAGCTCTTTCTGAGTGAATCCTTCCTTTATCCTATACTTTCTCATCAGGTCCCCGCGCCACATAAAATCACTTCCTTCTCAATAGAGAGAGCGGATTTTCTGCTTAATATCAAAGATTCTTTCGAAATCCATCACCCACTTGGAACCGTCCTCATATACGACTTCCACCGGGAACGCATGAATCTTTGTCGGTATCTTCTCGTATGTATTCCAGACCGACGAGTATTGTTCTCCTGGGAACAGTCTCAATTTCTGGGCTATATACCTGCCGTATAGTTGATCCACTTCATCCCCGAAATCATCAAAGAGAACGAATGTGAGCGCAAAGGCTTTTATCGTCTTATCAGATACATTTTCGACCGTTATTCTCGCATCTTCATACGATGAGTAATAATCGCTCTTAAGCTCTGCCTTTATGATTTTCAGAGGAAGATCATCGAGGGTGAATTCCTCGACCACTACATACTCCCAAGTTCCATTGTCATAGAGAACGACTTTCTTTCCAGTATCAGTCGTTGCGTAGGTAACAGCAAGGGCGGTCGAGAGAATCATAGACGCGACTATTATCGTCATGGCCATCTTTCTCATAAAATGCCTCCCATTGTTAACAAATTATAGTTACTTGACACATACTTAACATTTATTGTAGAATCGGTAATGAGAATTGGTACACATTAGAGGCCGGGGAAACCCGGCATTTTTTCTACTTCCCGAGTATCCCGCCTGGTTCATATCTTAAAGTCTGACAGTTCTGCTAATCGCTTCCCCGACAATCCTGCAATCCGTAAAGGATTCCTTCTTCGGATTCTCTGGTATATATATGTATCCATCTATCATCTTTACACATCGTCTTAGATGTAATTTTTCTTTCACTTCTACAAGCATCACACTCCCGTTTTTCGGTTCACTCGCGTCCTGTATGAACACATGTTCTCCGTTCTGAATGAGCGGCTCCATTGAGGAGTCGGCAATGACTATCATCGACACATTTGCAATTCCATAAACCATGTAGTCTATAACCTCCCCGATAGAACCAGGTAAACGAACAATCGGGATCTTCTTCTTTCCTTTTCCTAAGAGCAAAACTTCGTCGTCTTTCAAATCGGCTGGTACTACTTCCAGAACCTCACAGATCTTCTTCAGGTGTTTCGGTTTCACATCCGCGCCAGCTTCCCACCTCCTCACTGTTCCCTCGACGACTCCAATAGCAGCCGCAAAGCTTCTACGACTGAAATTCTTTCCCGCATACAACTCCGCCAATCTTAAACCAGAAATTATCATAAAATACCCCTCCTGAGATGCCGGATCGTACTGATTGTACAATAAAAAAACGCAAAAAGCCGAGGAAAATATGTCTCTGGTCGCAAAATTAGTAGCAATTCGTCTTTAATTCTACGCTATTATGCGTAATCGTCTTTAATCGTGTTCGTATAAATGCGTATTTATTAGTTATGATAGATACGAACTCAGAACGGATCTACTGAAACTAGGCTACACGAGAAAGCCGAAATGGATGATCTTTGACAATCAGCATAGCTTAAGGGACCGCCGAGGAATCCAGGTGCAGAGAAGCCTAGCCCTGAACGTTATGCGTCATCAAGTTTCTTTTCTCCAGAGCCAAATGGTTGTGGAGAGATTGAACTCAGAGGAGGTGCTCTTAATGCTTAACACCGCAAGAGAGGTTCTAGCGGACGATAGGAAAATAATCAGAGAAAAGATTGAAGGCACTAAAGCTTTTCAGAGAAGCATCCGAGAGGGTGAAGGTAGATTTATCCGGCTCTCGGACGGGGAAAACCCGAACTGGAACTATTTCTTGGACCGCAGGGAACAGATGATCGCTAAAGAGGTAAGGCGTTCTTTCATCGAGAGGGAAGAACTGAACGAAGACAGAATCGTTCTCGAATGGGTTCGGGACTTGGACCTCTGGGAAATCGCATGGGACATCCAGAAATACGTAAGGAGCTTCGTAATGGACATGGAGAACGTTGTAAAGGCGCAGATCGATCACCTGTTCACGGTTCCGGTAGAACTCTGAAAGGTTCTGATTCTTTTTCGCTGCCAATCCGAGCGACTGGCAGCCGAAAGGAATCAAACCAAACTTTGAAAGGAGGGTGATGCAAATGCACGAGAAGACAGAAATCATGATGACCGTTTCTTCCTTTGCGAAGAAGAACAAAGTAGAACCAAGACTCATTCATGCGCTTGTGAAGCGCTACAACATAGTTCCAGACGCGATGGATAGGAGCGTTCGGTTCTACAAGCCGGAGAAGCTCAAAAGACTCATCGAAAAGGTAGATGAAGCCATGAAGAATTGAGAAAGGAGGCAGGAACATGGACTGGAGAACTGCTGTTCAGACAGTTCCCAGACAGAGAATTGTGTCCCAAATCGGGGAGAACCACGAAACGCAGGCGAAAGCCTATGAACTCGAGATCGGCTTCGAACAGATCCTTGATCCGAACGAAGCGACTCTCGAAAAGCTCAAGAAAGACGTACTACGCATGATGAAAGACTCGGAAACAGAGAGAGCCAACTTCTGGTACATCTATACGGCCCTGTGCCACTTCGACGACATAAAAGACGAATTTCTCACGAGAGTCAGGCACGGCCTCAGCTTTCTGAGGCACATCAACAAAATGGCAAATGGACTCTGGAAGGAATATGACCTTGTACGCGCTAGAGTCCCGAAACACCAACTTGTTTTCTGGGAGGTGGAGAGATGGGAAAGAAGAGCGAGGGTGTAAAGACAGTTCTAGATGTGATCGAACTCAGTTCGAAGATCTTCAAGAAGAAAGGAAAGAAGAGATGACTAAAGAAGCAATCGAACGGCTCGCGGATCTATTCCTAAAGTATAGAGGTGATCAATATGGTCTTCAAAATGGACACTCTTCAGAAGCTGCTTTTGATACCGGAAGCAGACCTAAGAAACAAGGGATTGAATGGGGAGATCGCATTTCTGTCTAGCGAGGGGCGGAAGCTCTCGGTGACAACAAGGTTCTATAATCGCCAGAAGTTTTTCGCGATTCCAGACGGCGATTTGATCCTGGCAAAGACGAAGAGGAAAAGTTACAGACTCGAATTTTTCAAGATCGACAAGGAAGGATGGGCCAGAGACTTCTTGGTAGAGGAGGTGGCAGTGTGAGAAAGGTGAGGATCAGATTGAAGGATCTCGAAAAGAGAGTTCAGTTTGGCCAGAAGATGCTCAGGTGGGGGTGTTGAGATGAGCCTCCAACTACTGATTTCAGATCTCCGGGAAGAGATAGGCGACATTATCCAGAGGCAAGAGGCCAGTACCGATCCGTCCGTTAAGGCCGATTACTCGTGTCTCCTCTCGGAGAAGGGAGAAGAACTTGAGGATCTCGAACAGGAACTTTCCGAACTATCGAGACAGTACGTATGAAAAGGGCCGTCATGCCCGACGGCCCAGAAGCAAATGTTTTCAACAAAAGTATAGCACAAGGAGCGTGGAGGTGACGAAATGAGTATTTCAACAAGAAAGATGACCTACGAAGAGTGGAAAGAGCAGAGGAGAAAGGGCGTAGGCGGTTCAGATGCAGCCGTGATCGCTGGCCTCAACAAATGGAAGTCTCCTATCCGCCTGTATCTGGAGAAGATCGGAGAGTTCAAGGACACGGAAGAGAACGAGGCCATGTACTGGGGAAAGAAGATGGAGGACCTCGTAGCTAAGGAATACTCAGAGAGAACGGGGAACTACGTCGAACGCAGGAACTTCATTCTTGTCCATCCGAACCATGACTGGATGATAGCGAACCTCGACAGGGTAATCTATCCGAACGACGATTCGAAAGGCCCGGGAGTCCTTGAGTGCAAGAATGTGTCCGAGTACCGCAAAGAGGAATGGAAAGACGACGAAGTCCCTCCCGAAGCCTACTGCCAGCTTCAGCATTATCTGGCGGTCACAGGCTATGAATGGGGAGTAATAGCCGCCCTGGTAGGAGGAAACAAGTTCATCTGGAAAGAGTTCGAGAGAGACGAAGAGTTCATCTCCGGCCTGATCTCTATCGAAGCCGACTTCTGGAAGAGGGTGGAAGAGAAGAACCCGCCGCCTATGGATGAATCGGAAGACTCGAAAGACGTTCTTAAACTTCTCTATCCCGAATCCATTCCCGATTCTTCGATGCAACTCCCGGAAGACACAAGAGACACAATTACCGACTGGTTGAAGCTAAAGGCGCAGATCAAGGAGCTGGACCTCCAGAAGGACGACCGAGAGAACAGGATCAAGGCTCTTCTTGGAGAAAACGAGAAAGGCTATCTCGGAACCTTCTGTGTTACGTGGCCCGCTTCGAAATCGAAACGCTTCGACGTTACAGCCGTGAAGAAGGCCCGACCCGAGATATACGAAGAGTTTTCGAAGGAAGTAGTTTCCAGGAAGTTCAACATAAAGGAGGTATCGGAAAGTGAAAACGTCTGATGCAAAGGAAATTGTAAAGGCGAAGACTCAGCAGATACAGTCTGGGAATGGAGATAAGTTCAAGACTCTCCAGGATCTTCTCAAGAGAATGCAGCCCGAGATTCAGAAGGCTCTTCCAAAGCACATGGAGGCAGACAGGTTTGCTCGCATAGCCTTCACCGAAGTGAGAAGGAATCCGAAACTTCTCGAGTGCTCGCAGGGATCCTTCCTCGGAGCGCTCATGATGGCCGCTCAGGTCGGCCTTGAACCCGGTCCTCTTGGGTTCTGTGACATCCTTCCTTACGAGAACAAGAAGACCGGAGAGATAACCGCTCAGTTCCAGATCAGGGCAAAGGGCTTCGTCAATCTCATGTACCGCTCGGGCGAGGTCATTTCCGTATCTTCCAATGTGGTCTATGAGAACGACGAATTCGAGTTCGAGTATGGAATCTCCGAAAAGCTGAGACATGTGCCGAAGTTTGAGGGAGATAGAGGCAGAAAGGTCTGTGTGTACGCTATCGCTCATTTCAAAGACGGCGGCCATATGTACGTTGTCCTTCCCCCCGAGACCGTCCAGAAGATCCGCAGAAAGTCCAAGACCCCGAACTACGGACCGTGGGTTGACTGGGAAGACGAGATGTGGGTCAAGACCGCTCTAAAGAGACTCTCAAAGTACGCTCCTCTGTCTCCTGAACTGATGAGGAAACTCGATCTCGACGATACTACCAAGAGCGAGATAAAAGAAGACATGTCCGAGGTCCCGGACGAAACCGAATGGATAGAAGTAGACGCTACATCGGTCGAAGATGTTCCCGAAGGCGAAGTCGAGATCGTTGAAGACAAGAGAGGTTCTCTCACGGGCTTGAAATAATCCGCTTCATTCCGCTCCTGGAGACAGGGGCGGGCTTTTTCAAAGGAAGTGATTGATATGTATAAAACAAGTACGAAACGGCCTGATCTGAGAACGAACAGGCCCACTCAAGAAACGCCTTGGGAGATTTACGAATGGAGAAAGCAAGTGATCATAGCTACCTCGAACAACATAGAACAAGATCTCAAGAAACTGGCAGAAGAACTCGGCTTGTGAGGTGAGTGTATGAAGATATGGGATCTGGTCGGGCAGTTCTGGGAAGAGCACAAGAGGGCTCATTTCTCTCCATATGCAGGGCTTCTCTATTTCTTTCTAATAGAAGAAGCGAACAGAGCATACTGGAAAGGGCCACTTTCGCTTTCCTGGAATTTCCTTCAGCAAAGCCTGGGGTGTTCTAGAGATACCCTGGGACGAGCAATAAGCGATCTCAAATCTCGCGGACTCATCAACTACGATGCGAGAAAAAACAAGCAGTCTCAGTTCTGGTTTCCTGGCATGAATAAGTTTGATAATCAAACCGATAATTCAAATAAGTTTGATAATCAAACTCGAAGTCAAACTGCGAGTCAAACTGCGAGTCAAACCACTGACATTCAAAAACCCGACAATTCAAGCGAATCTGAAGGCCCCCTAAGACAAAGACAAAGACAAGAACCTAAGATCTTAAGACAAGAGCACGCTCCTTCAGAAAAAGACGGAAAACCCAACTACATTCAACTGATCGAAAAAGCCTTGCGGGATCAAGTGAAAGAACCTCACAGGATCATTCCTGTCATAATAGCTCAAAGAGATCCTTCAGACTATCCGTTTCTTCTGTGGCTTATCAAAACAACAGATTTCTCGAAAGTGAAAAACCCTGTCGCTTATCTAAACAGCTTCTTCATGGATGACCAGCAAAGCTTTGAGAAGAGAACTCAATTTCAGGAAATGCAGGGAATACTTCAAAAAGCCAGAGCAGCAAAGGCCGCCCGGGAATTCGAGAAGGTGATTGCGGATGCACATTGAAGACGCGACAATACTGGCTTCTCTCATTCTGTCTCCCGAAGCGAGATATACTTTCCCGCTCATAGATCCGAAATTGCTGAGAGACGACGATGCTCGCCAGGCATGGCTATGCCTGAAAAATCATCTGGATGTTTCTCCCGAAGAGCTTCTAGCGTTTCTCGCAAGAGAGACTGACCTGAAGGACTTCAAGTGGATGGATCACGGAATCTTCCAGGACGACATGGCCGCCCGGGCCGTGAAGGATTATTACCAGAATACTCTGCGGATCAAGCTGGCGAATACGCTCAGTGGCCTCGCGAAGAAAGTCGCCGATAGGGAGATGACGGTCCAGGAAGCTCTCGATTCCGCATGGTCGTTTCAGGAGAAGCTAGTAACCGAATCGGAGGCAAAGGACCTCGAGAGGGTCGCAAACGAAACCTGGGATGTTCTGGAACTCGTGTGGTCCGGGCAAAGAAAGGCTCTCGACTGGCCGTGGTTGAATGTCGAAGAGCTTGCGAACGGACTCTGGGGAGGCGAACTCGTCATCGTGGCCGGGAGACCGTCGATGGGGAAGTCGGCATTTATGATGAACGCTGGCCTGAAGTGGGCCGAAAAAGGGCGGAAGGTCTGCCTCATATCTATCGAAATGAAGGCTATGGAACTTCTTCTGAGAATGAGTGAAAGAGAATTTGACTTCTCGCTCTCCAGGAACGTCAAATCTTTCGTGGGAGACAACCAAAGCGGTAACAGAGCGAAGCTCCAGAAGACTTTCTCAAGGATCATGAGGCTCCCAATGTGCATTGTGGATTCAGGGAAAAACAACATTCATGAAGTGATTACGACCATAAGGAACCTAAGAGTCACGAAAGGAATCGAGGTCTTTGTCGTTGACTACTTGCAGCTCATGGCAGGTAAGGCGAGAAACAGAGATCAGGAGATTGGAGAGATTACCCGGGCGTTGAAACGTGTTGCCATGGAGTTGAACGTCCCGATCATTTGCGGAGCTCAACTAAACAGAGAGACAGAAAAGAACGAGGCCGCGATCCCTTCGCTGGCTAATCTGAGGGAGTCGGGGAACATCGAGCAAGATGCGGACCTCGTGATGTTCTTGTACCGCCCGTGGTACTACGGCATGAAGAAAGAGCTCGCCAGGAAAGCTGGGAACAAGACAGATGATTCGGTTGAGATAAGAGACGAGAAGAGGCTAGACATAATCGTGGCAAAGCAAAGGAACGGTTCGACCGGCTCGATAACTCTCGAGTACGATCTGAACCGCCAGACGATTGAGGACAGGAGGTGAACTGATGAAGCCCAGGCGAACCGGCGCGAAATCGAGGGTTGGAGACGTGGCAGCTTTCAGAATCGTCCGGGAGTTCAAGGCAGGCCCGGAAGGGAAGACCGAACTGGTGGATGCCATAAAGCAGATCTATTATCTGG